TGGCGATTGACTCATAGAGAAAAAGTCGATGCGGATTCTTTTGCGCCAGTGATGCCTTGAGCGACTCGACGCCAGCGAGGCTGCGCCATTGCGCGCATTCCGTCGCGTGTAAAGCATTAAGAGCACGCGATGCGCCAAGATCGGGATTGTTTCCCGCGGCCAGCAGATCAATCGTAGAGCGGTTGGCAAACACCATACCATTGCGATTGTTCTGGATAAGGCGATGTTCTGCACTTCGCCATTCTGGCGGCAGCGTCTCAAGCAGTGAAGCAAAAATGCGACGCAGGCGTTCGAGGTTATCGGTCCGGTCCGCCACGACAGCGCCTTGTATGCCTGGGTTGGCGAGACACCAAAAGAGGGAAACAATAGAGCACGTCGTTGTAGCTGCGACCTGCCGCGGTTTAAGTATTACGAAGGTGTGGACATCTTCTGATAAGCCCTTTGCAACAGCATCGATGATAAGCCGTTGCGACATCCACGGCTCGACGCGGCATCTGCCCCCCTCCTTGGTATCGAGCTCAACGCTTGTCAGCAGATCGTACAATCCGTCACGTATGGTCGTCATCCGCCCATCTCCATCGATGACCTTTCCTGATGTTGCAGATATGGGCCGCAGTTACTCCATACTTTTTAGCCAATGTAATTCCCATAGCTTTGCTACGACGAATTGCGCGTATCTGTTTGAGAGATAGTCTGGCAGTTGGACATTTTTCTCCACGTGCATCGGTGCCGTGAATGAGTCTATCCGCAGAATTTCCTGCCACTGTATCATAGCGCAAATTCGTTAGACGATTATCTGCTTTCAGACCGTTGTTGTGTGCAACTTCGCATCCTAGTGGTGGTTTCCCAAGAAACGCTAAAGCGACTAAACAATGAACGGATACCGTTCCACTGAAGCTACCAAGCGCAGTCGCCTTGTAACCGTGATGTATATGCTGCTTAAGAATTCTTCCCTGGTAATGCCGAGTGGTTGATCCTCTGATTTTATCAGGAATAACGACTTCGCGATCTATCGATCGGACTCGCCCTAGATCAGACACCGCGTATCCTTCGTATCCTGGGATTGCTTTCCACACCTCACGCGCTACTTTCCGCTCAGCCATGACGTGCTCCTCAGAAGCAGGTTGTGGTCAGGCATCGCAGGCGACTGACACTCGCCTGTGATGCTGTTTAGTCTACGGTGGCTCTACCAACCGTCCGGTCGCCGTGTCGAGGTAATACGGCCTTCTAGCAAATCCGTCACCGTCGCGTAAGTGCCAGCGGCCGGCGCGGAACACCAGAACATCTATTGGTGCGGGGAGGGGCGGCTCCTGCTTGTCTTGATCAGTCATCGCTTTCCTCCGATCATGCGATCAATCGCGACGCCGATGCCGATTAGCGCAAACGCAATCATCAGCTCAATCAGCATCTCATCTTACCGTTTTGCTGTCAGGATACAGCACATTGCCGGTGACCGGGTCATAGGGCTCGCCCGCCCGCGGCATGTGTTGCGGAAAGTTGTTACGGTCCTGCTCGGAACGCATCATCGCGTAATCTTGCAACGACAGCACTAGCGCGGCAATGTCGGCGGGTGTCATCTTGTCAAAACGGCGCGGGCTGTGCATGGGCTCGGCCTGCGCGGCGGCGGTAAGCAGTGCGACCGCGGCGATGAGAGCAATTTTGTTGATCATACCAGTTCTCCTTATGTTCCTTGCCACAATTTTGCCTAAATTTTTAATTGGATTTTTTTTCCAAATTTTAGGCCTTTTTCGCCTTCTCGCCCTTCGGCTTATCGCCCGTGGCGATCCGCATCGCCTGGACGCGGTCGTACGCCAGCGCTTCCTCCGCGGTCTGGGTCACGATCTCCGGCATCTTGTCGTCCTCGCCATAGATCGAGAGGCATGCCTCGCCGAACCTGATCTCCACGCAGCCTAATTCTGGATACTTCACGATCCTGACCGCGCCAAGTCCATAAACGGTGATGTTAGTAACGCGGTAGGACATGCGAACTGTTCCTCTGCTGCTGGTGCTGCTGGCTCTGGTTCTGGTGCTGCCGGCGGCACCGCCTCGCCGATCAGCCATTGCATGATCATATCGATCTTGCGCCGGTAATCGGGAAGGCTGATGTCGCCGGCACATAGCCGGACCTCAAGATTTTCGATGTAGCGGGCGGCGTGGGCGTGAGCATGATCGGTCATTGCTTCGACTTGTCCCCTATTGCTTCAAACATCCTGATCCCCTCTCGCAGCACCTGCTGCGAGGCAGCCTTCATGCCATCGATAGCTATTCGCGCGGCTTTCTTTTCGGTCATGCCGTCACCCTGCGCTTCTGCAGCAAGCGAGATGCATGCTACGGCAATAGTTTTCGCCATGGTCATCACGGCTTCGTCTGGCGAAATGCCCTGCGAGCGAAACCAGTCGATGAGGGCATCACAGGCCTTGATGTGATCATCTTCGGTCATTGGATTGTCGGACCTCGCCACTCTTCCGCAGACACCTTGCCGCTCTTGATCATTTCTTCGACCACAAGCGGGATCAGCCTGTTGACAAGTTCGGTCAGCATGTCCTTGGCGCTGCCGCGCCACTCTGGCGCATGACTTGCGACAAACCGCGCGGCGAGTTCTCCCAGCACCGCGCCCACGACCGGCGGGGTTGCCCCCGCCAGCATGGGCACGATGCGCGCCACGATCTCGCCGGCCTCGCGCGCGTCAGCCTTGTCTTCTGGGAAGATCATTCGCCCGACTCCTCCTCAAATAACCGGAAATTGCCGGAGGCAAATCCGTTACTGGTCTGCATGATTTCTCCGAGATAGTGCTTACCGTCTTTGCGCTCTATTTCGATCGAGACGAGCGAATTATTGTTCTGCCGGTCCTGGCCGGCAATCACAACGCATTCCATTCGGTCGGAACGTTGTGACGGCAATCGCGTATCGCCCTTATCAGCGACCGCGAGCCAGGCTTCGAATTCGACGGCATATCGGACGATGTCCTTATCCCGCGCAATTTTCCGCATTTGCGTCAGCATGTCGTCTTTGGGAATGTCCGGCGCAAAGGCGATCAGCAAGCGTATGTCGTGCTTGTCCTCGATGAGCCATGTCGTCATTGGCAGTGTGCCGTCCTCCATAAATCGGGAGCGCGCGGCGTCGGTTGCCGCTTGCATTAGATTGTCGAACTTCTGCCTGTAGGTGGTCATCACACTTGCTCCTTTGCTGCCTGGCCGATCAAGCCCCCGGTGTTAATCCAAGCATTCACCACCTCAGACGAGCCCCAGCAGCCGCTCGGCAGCTCGCAGTAGACGAAAATCGTCCAAGCGTGCATTGCCGCGGTGTTGTCGTCATCGGCGCGTCCAAACGCCTCGAACAGGTCGTTCGAGAGCAGCGCGCACAGAAAGTGGCCGGGCGGTATGCCGCGCTCGACATAGCGGCGGATGGCAGGCGCCATGTGTAAGACTGGCACGCGGTCGTAGCGGATGGTGATATCGAACATTGCAGGTTCCTTTCGGTTTGCCGGATTCCCATTGTCTCATGAAAGCGCGCGACTGTCTAGAATTATTTGCGACAGTCGCGCGAGTCGCTCAACCGATCGCCTCGGTGATCACCTGCATCTTTTCGACAAGGATTTCGGCCATTCGGCCATCCATACTGCCATCAAGCACGATGTGCTGGACAAGAACCGAATCGTGCTGGCCGATCCTGTGGCAACGATCCTCTGCCTGAGCTAGCTTTCCTGGCACCCAATCCAGCTCGGCAAAAATCACATGAGAGGCGGCAGTCAGAGTGTGGCCCTCGGCCATTGATTGCATGCCGCACACAATCACGCGGGCAGTTTTGTCCGACTGGAAAGCCTCAACACAGGCTTGACGTTGCGTGATCGAATCGCGACCGTCGCACTTGAGTACGCCAAACTCGCTTAGTGCTGCTGCGATCTGATCTGAGACATCGTGATGGTGCGCAAAAACAACAAGTTTTTCCTCAGATTCCAGACAATCAAGAATGTGTTCGATCACTTGCGGCACTTTGGATAGCGCGGTTTCGTGGCGCACTTTGCTTGTTTCGTTGAATGCGATGGCCTCCGCTTGGCGCAGTTCGCCAATCGCTGCCTTGTAATCGGCCTCCGCTTCCAGCACAGACAGCGCTTCGACACTCGCGCGTAACGCTGTGAGCTTGTCTTCAGTATCCTTGACGAATTTTTGCTCGGCAACAATTGCCGCCTTGGCGCGATCAGACTGCGGACTCAAGGTGATAACCTGTCGGCGTTTGGCCGGCAGCTCTTTGAGCACGTCTTCTTTCATCCGCCGCACCATGATCGACGCGCGCAGGCGAACTTGCAGCTCTTCCAGATGAGATGCTCCCTTGTAGTCGGTACGACCTTGCCAGCCGCGCGTTGGGCCGCAATAGCGGGTGTGAAAGTATTTCCAGTTGCGGCCAAGACCGTCGGAATCAAGCGCATGTACCAAGGTCCAAAGTTCGCTTGGACGGTTTAATAAAGGCGTGCCCGAAAGAAACACACGGCGGCGCGCTTTGATACCCTGATCATCGCGCGAACCGAAAACCGCATGCGTGCGTTGCGCCTTGGGATTCTTAAGATAGTGACT